TTAGATAGCCGTGTTGATGAGTATGGTCGCCCATTACATGAACTCCAAATTGAGGGTTCAAAGACAGGTAGGGAACTACCAGGCATTGTAGATGAAGTCATTACAATGGCAGTTATGCAAGGTGATGAGAAGACACCACCTTACAGAGCCTTTGTATGTCAAACTCTTAATGAATGGAACTATCCTGCTAAAGACCGATCTGGTAAACTAGAGTTACTAGAAGAACCACATTTGGGTAAGCTATTGAAAAAAATTAATGGAGATGGCAATAATCCAAATAATACTTTAGACTTTAATCTAGCTAAAAATAATAATGGAGGTAATAATGCTTGATTTCAATCAAATTGAGTCTGATACAAAAACAGGTGATTTTGAATTAATCCCTGATAAAACAATCGCTTATGCAGTTATGCAACTGCAAGGTGGTGACACTGAAATCCCTGAGTTTGGGAGAGGAAACTTTTTTCTTAAAAGTCAACATAGCAAAGCTAAATGGCTGCCATTAGAATTTACCATCATTGGTGGTGACTATGATGGTCGTAAAGTTTGGCACAGACTTTTTGTTGATGGAGATAAATTAAATGAGAAGAATGTACCTGTTGCAAAAGATATTGGTCTTAAACTTATGAGAGCGATTATCGAAAGTGCAAGAGGTATTGACTCAAATGATATGTCTCCTGAAGCACAAGAGAAGAGAAAGATCAATGGTATTGACGATTTAAGAGGTATGCAGTTGTGTATTAAGATTGGCATTGAAAAAGGTACAAATGGATATGCCGATAAGAATAGATTAATCGCACCTCTTACTGTTGGTCAGAATGGGTATATTGGCCCTAATCAACCACAACAGACTACTAGTGCAGTTAATAATGTTAGCACATCTACTGCACCTAGTTCAGAAGGCACTGTTCCTGACTGGGCGAAGTAGTCACACACAGTTTCTAGCCTCAACACAATCCTCGTGTGTGCTAGACTATGTTTGGGGAGTACATAGGAGGCAAAACTCCCCACCATTATGAAAGGGGATAGTGATGGATGATATCTTATTTGCAAATCAAGTATTAGCTGGATTATCAAATCCAGACAGAGGTATCTATTATTTTTGTAGTAATAAAAAAGCTGGTAAAAGAGATACAAATAAAAATGCCATTATGGCATCAAGAAGAGCTAGAAGAGAATTAGTTGATGCTCAAAAGTTTTTTATTGATAACAAACTGTTAGAAGTAGCAACAAATTTATCTTATGAAAGTCCAACTAAATTAGTAGAATTAGCTAAAAGAGCAATACCACCATTTAATAATATGTGGATTGAATGGGATGAAAAATCAAGATTAAATATTTGTGATTATAAATTAAATGATAGTCTTAGATCAACCTATAATATTTTAGAAAAAAAATATGAAGGTTTAGAAAAGGTTGGTTATCATATTCAAAAAATTAATAATCAATATTTTTATACAATGTATGGTGTCGATAAAAATTTTGCAAACGGCAAAATACTTTGTTCTGGAAATGGTTTCTATTTTTCCAATGACAATAAGTTATTATCACAAGCATTTAAGGATATTGTTGACTGGGATAGAAATGTAAATGTACGTGATAAAAAATTATTAGAGTTAAGCAGAACAAAAACTATGGAGAGTTTGCTTGGTAATGGGTACATGAAATCAGTCAAAGAAAAAAATAACAATAAAGCATTTGGATGGTTTAAAGATAGGATTGAAACAGGTCAATCCATTGGCATAGAAATGTTTCTTACCGATAAACAATTTAACAGTGGTTTTGACCATGATCGTATGAGTAAGCAAGTTGAGGGTGATTTAATTGCTATGGAGGGTGATTTAAGACTTATCATATCTATCTTAGGTACACTTAATTATGATCATATTGTTTACAACAATGCAAAAACTAATCCTAAAGTAACACATACTCGATATGGTGTTATTGCACCAAAACATACTCTTAAATTAGTGACAATTGATTTACCTAAACCTAATATCAGAAAAGTTTATAAAGGTATTGTCAGTGGCACGGGAACACCAAAAGCAGAACATATGAGAAGAGGACATTGGAGAAGAAAGCCAGATGGTAAAAGGATATGGATTGAGCCTATGAAGGTAGGCAGTAAGAAGAATGGTATCATTGAACATGATTACATCTTACGAGGCAGAGAGGATAAATTAAATGCTTGAGTCAGTTATGTGTCTAGCTATGGCAATATACTTTGAAGCAAGGGGTGAGCCAATGGTAGGTCAAGTTGCAGTAGCACAAGTTGTTATGCACAGAGTTTACGACCACAGATTTCCAAACAAAGTATGTGATGTAGTTAAAGAGGGATATTATTATTCATGGGATAAAAATATACCTATCCGTGATAAGTGTCAGTTTTCTTTTTGGTGTGATGGTAAACCAGAGATCGTCAATGACATGGTTGCCTGGGGTTTTGCTGTTGACATAGCAGAGGCTACAATGGAGGGGTATTTATATGATACCACGAGTGGTGCAACTCATTATCATGCTCATTATGTAAGTCCTAGTTGGTCAGAAAAGTTTACAAGAACTGTTCGTATTAACGATCACATATTCTACAGATGGGAACATGAGTAATGCTACTTAGACCATATCAAGAGATAGCAGTTAACTCTGCATCAGATGCTTTAGACAAGCATGGTAACACTGTTGTTGTCGCACCTACAGGAGCTGGCAAGACAATCATGTTGTCATCTCTTATCGGTAAGAGAAAAGATAATAAGAATGTTCTTGTGTTACAGCACAGAGATGAGCTTGTTAACCAGAACATGGACAAGTTTAAGAGAGTTAATCCGAACATATCTACCAGCGTTGTCAATGCTGAAGCGAAAGATTGGTCTGGTGATACTGTATTCTCTATGGTGCAAACGCTATCAAGACCGAACAATTTGCAGAACATGAAGCCAATTGACATGGTAGTTGTTGATGAGAGCCATCACATTGTTGCAGATACTTACCTAAGAATTATTAATCATGCTAAACAAACTAATGAAAATGTTGAAATCGTTGGCTTTACTGCCACACCTAATCGTGGTGATAAAAAAGGTTTACGTGAGGTCTTTACCAATTGCAGCCATCAAATAGAAATATCAACACTCATTCGTGAGGGTTTTCTTGTAACTCCAAGAACTTACGTTATTGACGTAGGTGTACGTTCTGAACTGCAAAATGTTCGTAAAACAATAGTTGATTTTGATATGGATCAGGTGGCTCGTATTATGAACAAACGAGCTATCAATCAAAGAGTTGTTGATGAATGGAGACAAAGAGCAGCAGATCGTAAGACAGTTGTATTCTGTTCTACTGTGGCTCATGCAGAAGACTTATGTGATGAGTTTGTTAATCAAGGTATCAGAGCAGAAGTTGTAACAGGCGAAACAGATAAAACTGTTCGTGCAAATATGCTTGAGGATTTAGAGAATGGTGAACTCCAGGTAGTTGTAAATGTGGCAGTATTGACAGAGGGTTTTGATGCACCACCTGTCTCTTGCATTATATTAACAAGACCATGTTCTTATAAAGCAACAATGGTACAGATGATTGGCAGAGGATTAAGAACAATTAATCCCGATGAACATCCTAACATCATTAAGACAGATTGTATCGTATTAGACTTTGGTACATCTGTGTTAACACATGGATCGTTAGAAGATGATGTCAATCTTGATGGCGGCAAGGCAGACGGCAGTGGTCAAGCACCAGAGAAGTCTTGCCCTGAATGTAACTCTATAGTGCCATTAGGTGTAAGAGAGTGTCCTATCTGTGGTTTTGAGTTTGGTCAAGACAAAGATGATAATCTTGTAGAGTTTAACATGACAGAGGTAGAACTTATTGATCGCTCTCCGTTTAGATGGACAGATATATTTGGAACAGGTAAATGCTTGTCTGCGACAGGATTTAATGGTTTTGCGTTGATTGCTGATCTTGGAGACTTGTCTTGTGGCATTGTAAAGCGTACAGGTGGCAAGTTAAGGATGGTCAGTATAGGAACAAGGCAACAAGCAATTGCGTCTGCTGACGACTTTCTGAGAGAGATTGAAGATAGTGATAGTTCTAAGAAAGGTAAAAGATGGCTTAATGAGAAGATTAGTGATAAACAGAGAATGATGTTAGGTAATTTAGGAATTACTATAAACCCTTTTGACTTCTCTTGGACAAAATACAGAGCAGCTTGTCACCTTAACTATCTTTGGAACAAACAAGGCATTGATGCCATGATTTATAATGTAATGAATAAGGATGTTGCATAATGGCATCCATAGAAGTGAGAATGTTATTAGATACAGATGAAGGTATACTTCATGTAAATTTCTTTACTGCATTAAAAAATGACTTAGATGACAATGGTTTTTTATTTGAACTAGAGGATAAGTTACAGACAGTTTTTGATACAAATAACGACATCACTAATTCAGGTCATGCAATCATATCTCATATGGGGTCAGAGTTATTTACTGTGTACTTTATGAGAGATGAAGAGGGAGTAGGATGGAAGAAAAAGATAATGATGAACCAAGACGACCCAACAATCCATTAAGACATTTAGATTTGTTTAGTGGTATTGGTGGATTTGCTTTAGGTTTAAGTTGGGTTGGTGGATTTGAAACAGTTGCATTTTGCGACAACGAACCATTTGCTCAAGAAATTTTAAAAAAGCGTTGGCCTAATGTGCCGATATATGAAGATGTGAGGACAATAAATGAAAAAGAACTTGGAAAAATTGACATCATCACAGGAGGTTTCCCATGTCAACCCTGGTCGTTGGCAGGATCAAGAAAGGGAGCAGATGACGACCGCGATCTCTGGCCAGAAATGGTTGCCATTATTGAAAACCTACAACCTAAATGGGTCATTGGAGAAAATGTGCGAGGCTTTGTTAATGAGCCATTGGGATTGCAAAGGACACTCTCTGACTTGGAAAGTATTGGGTATCAAGCCATCCCACATATTATTCCAGCTTCAGGGGTCGGTGCTTTCCACAGAAGAGAACGAGTCTGGATCATTGCTAATCCAAGAGGAGAGGGAAAACCAATCGTTAGAAGAGAATCAAAAGAGCTTAAACAACCCGAACAAATCTCACTCTTCTAATATGTGGCCGACACCTACAACACAAGAGATAGAGCATCCACAAGCAGAACTTACAGAAAATGGTAGACGTAAGTCTAAGGACGGCAATAGCAGTCACAGTTTAAATTTAGCAGACTCTGTTAAAGTGTGGCCTACTCCGAGAGCAAGAGATTATAAAGATGGAAAAAAAGTACCACCTTCTGTAGGCAAAACAAGATCACATACTCTTGCGACTAAAGTTATTGAGGAAAATCAAAAAGTAATGTGGCCAACACCTACTACAAAAGGTTATGGTCACGCATCTGAAGGTCAGACGTTGATGTTGAGAAAGATGGTTGAAGAAGGTGTGCTTACAGAGATAGAAGCCGAACAGATGATGAACGGAACTACGTTGCGACCACCAAGAATGGTGAAGTGGAATTTTCCAACGCCAACTGCAAGAGATCATCTAATGCCACGAAAGCCAGAAACAATGGCAAAGACAGGTAGAAACCCAGAAACAAACTCATTGCCAGATGCTATTCAGCATTTACAAATGTTTCCAACACCTACTGCTAATGAAGATGCCGCAGGCAAGGCTGGTGGTAATATGCAGAAAATGTTGGGTAATGATCCAAATGTTCGTAATACTGGTGAGGGTACGTTAGCCTCTGAGTGGGTTGAATTACTTATGGGGTATCCGAAAGGGTGGACTGATTTAAAGAATCAAGACGCTTCCCTTAAAAATGTTCGGGTTGTATGGGATGAGAACTGGGAGAAGGATACGCCAAGAGTGGCAGTTGGTCAAAAGGATAGGATGAAAAGACTTAAAGGTCTTGGTAATGCTATTGTGCCACAGATTGCAGAAATGATAGGAAAAGCTATAATGGAAGCAGAGAATGACATTTAATATTTTAAAGGATGTAGCCAAGCTCTGTGGTCAGTTAGACTGGAACACAAAGTTATCTGAGCTAGATGAGCAGGCAATTTTATATTTAGTAATGACAATACAACAAATGAAGGATGTAGGAGATGACGTTGACGAAACTTACTTGGCAGCCATTTGGCTCAAATACAATGTCGGAGACAAAAGTGCAGAGTTCCCCTTTGGAAAAAACAAAGAGCAGAATAGCACAACTGATTGACGACAGTATAGTTGAAAGCAAAAAGAAAGAGAAACAGAGAACCTATCTTGGTGCTTCTTCTCTAGGTGATGCTTGTGCAAGAAAGATACAGTATAGATATATGGGTAAAGAGCAAGACCCTGGTAGTGGCTTTACTGCAAAGGTGTATAGGATATTTCAGTTTGGTCATGTGATAGAAGACATGGCTCATGGGTGGATTGTCAATGCAGGTTTTGATCTAAGAAGCACAGATAAGAATGGCGAACAGTTTGGTTTTTCCATAGCAGATGATCAGATAAGAGGTCATATAGATGGTGTAATCTGTGGTGGGCCAGATGATATTAAGTATCCTATGTTGTGGGAGTGCAAGTCTGCCAATGAAAAGAGCTTCGATGAATTTGTTCGGAAAGGCGTACTAAGAACAAATGAAACATATGCAGCACAGATTGCTTTATACCAATCTTACATGAATTTGACAGACAATCCCGCATTGTTTACTGTCATCAACAAAAATACTTGCGAGATATATTTTGAACTTGTTCCGTTTAATATGCATCTAGCACAGAAGACAAGTGATAAAGCTGTAGATATTTTAAATGCAAGTAAGAATAATGAGCTATTGCCAAGAATTGCAGTTGACTCAGATTATTATGCTTGTAAGTATTGTGAGTTTAGGGGGAGTTGTTGGGAGTGATAAGTTTTAGCAAAGAAGTACCAAACGCTAATTTAAGAGTTATTAGTCTAGGTGCTGGAGTACAATCATCTGTACTAGCTTTGATGGCAGCTAAAGGTGAGATTACACCTATGCCAGATTGTGCTATATTTGCAGACACACAATACGAACCAGATGGTGTTTATGAACATCTTGAATGGTTAGAGGAAAGATTACCTTATCCTGTCTATAAGGTTACAATAGGTAATATCAAAGAACACGCATTAAAAGGTGTAAACAAGTCTGGTAGTAAGTTTGTTACCATGCCGTTTTTTACAAAGTCTGGTATAGGTATGAGACAATGCACCAATGATTACAAGATACAACCAATTAGAACCAAGACAAGAGAATTGCTCGGTTTAAAAAAAGGACAGAGAGCTAAAGATGTTTTATGTGAGACATGGATAGGTATATCTGTTGATGAAATACAACGAGTAAAAGAAAATAAAGATAAATACATTATAAATAGGTGGCCATTGCTTGAGTTAGGCATGAAAAGACATCATTGCCATGAGTGGTTTAACAAACATTATCCTAACAAAAAATTAGCTAAATCTGCTTGTATAGCTTGTCCGTATCACGATAACAAACTTTGGCGTGACATGAAAATTAATGATCCGAAAAGTTTTAATGATGCAGTTGAGTTTGATAAAAACATTAGGACACAAAATGTAAAAAATGTAGAACAATTTGTTCATTCATCTTTGAAGCCATTGTCAGAGGTAGATTTTTCTTCTGCTGAGGATAAGGGTCAGTTGAATTTCTTAGATGAATGTGACGGAATGTGTGGAGTATAATATGCGTATTTTACCATTTGATAGCACTAAATCTAGTATATCTGCTAAAGAACTAGTAGAGGAAATAAGCAAGAAAGTACCAGCACAAGTACAAATAGATATGCTTAAAACTACTTTTCCAAATGGCGTTGTTCGAGGTGACGAGTTTTCCATTGGTTCAACAGATGGCGAAGAAGGTAAATCATTAAAGATAGATATAAACCCAAGAAGTCCATACTTTATGAAAGGTCAAGACTTTAATGGTGGTATCGGTATCGGTGGCATAGTCAAGATAATGATGGAAGGTCGCAACATGAAACTGCCACAAATTAAGGAGATGTTTGCAGACTATCTTGATGAAGCAAAAAGTTTTGTTCGAGATAGACCAGCGGAAAATCCAGTTAAAAGGCAGATTGATCTTAACACACCATTTGACGCAGAACATAAATATGTAAATGCAGAAGGCACAGTAATTTGTTCGGTTCGTAAGTATCTTGTCAGAGATGGTGCTGGTAATCCAGTCTTGGATACACATGGTAAGCCCAAGAAAGAATTTAGACAGTTTACAGGCGACCATCCGTATCCTCGTATGCCAGATGTTAGACCATTGTATAATATTCCGAACATTTTAGCATCAGACCAGGTTATCTGGGTTGAAGGTGAGAAGTGTGCAGATGTGCTGAATGAGAAAGGTTACACTGCTACTTGTACAATGGGTGGTGCAGGTATGCTTACAAAGAAGTCTGCATCACAATATGACTTCTCGCCTTTGCAAGGTAAGGAACTTATATTGTGGCCAGATAATGACACTGCAGGTAGAAAGGTTGCAGAACTTGTTCAAGAGTTGTCACTCAACGCAGGTGTGAGGTCAGTAAAGATATTAACACCACCAAGAGGTAAACCAGAAAGATGGGATGTGGATGATGCAGTCAATGAGGGTTTTGATATTAATAACTTTCTGCAAACGCCATCTACATCTGTAAAGCATAATATTAATTTGTTAGATGACAGTCTGCTGATCTCAAGATTTGTCGGTGATGCTCCAATACAGAAGTTTATTGTAGAAGATACATTTCCTATGGGTGTGCCGATTATACTGTCTGCCGCAGGAGATGCAGGTAAAGGTATGTTGACGTTGGATTTGGCAATGAAAGTAGCATCTGGTACGCCAATGCAGAAATCTTTCGGTGGCACAGTTTCGGAGTTCGGTAATGTTGTAGTGTTTACGGCTGAGGATGACGAGGCAGAAATGCACAGACGTATTGAACGTCTTGATCCAGACGATAAAAGATTTCACTATGAGAATGAGTTGCGAATTGTATCTCTGCCAAATGTCGGTGGTGTGTTTCCTATATTGCAAAGCGTACATGGTGAACTAACAACATCAGAAGAGTTTGAACGTATATACGAGCAGATACTTCATATGTCTAATCTTAAACTTATTATCTTTGATCCGTTAGCATCATTCGTACACGCAGATGTAAACTCTGATCCAGCGTCTGGAGCTGCTCTAACTGGATTAATGTCCAAGATGGGTTCGGAGACTGGTGCATCAATAATGATGTGTCACCATATGACAAAGGTTAAGGACGACACAGTTATATCAACACCAGAACAAGCTCGGAATTTGATTAGAGGTACGTCTGCACTTGTTGATGGTGTTCGGTGTGCATTTACTTTATGGCAGTTGGATGAAGGGTCGGCTAAGAAGCGTTGTAAGGAACTGAACATAGATTATCAACGTAATCGGTGTTTTGACGGAGCAGTTGTTAAGTCCAATGGGCCAGCGAATCGTACAATTCGTAGATTTGTTCGGGATATAAATACAGGATTATTGGTTGATCGAACTGAAGATATCGAACAATTGAACATAGGAACTAACAGAGATTTACGCAAAAATGTTCTGTTTAATTGGATTCGTGACTGTGAATATAATGGTCAAGCCCTATGCCAACAAGGAGGTGCAGATTCGCTGATGATGAGAATGGACGATTCCAACGCACCCCAGGAATTGTTCGGTTTGTCGCAGCGAGTTCTGGATGGTATTGTCAGAGAGTTAATTACTGATGGCAGAGTAGATAAATATAGTTTCTCTACTGCTGGTGGTCGTAAATGGCTTGGCACTATCAATGGGCCAATGAGTCGTGGCGAATACCAAGCACAGACTGCAAGAGACAACATAAATTAATTTTTTTTAAAAAAAATCCAAGAATAATCCAATAATAAGCGTTCTTTAATTGTATAGACATTAAACAGCGTAAAAAGGATTTAATAAAGTTATGGATTATTATACATGGAATGACAAAAAACCAGAGAAAATGTCAAGAAGAGAATATTTAGAATTAATGAAATACATTGATAAATATTTACTTGATGATGTTAAAGATAAGATTGCTAAAAGAATGTTGAATGACAAGCAACAATGGTACTTATCAAACAGTGGTTTAGCCAGCGAAAAATTTGGTGATGTTTTCGATTATGAAGAAATTGATCTTTTTTAATAATAATTTGTTGACACAAGGAAATACATTGCCTATATGTACATAAATAAATTATTTTATGGAGAAAATAAATGAGTAGAGATAAGGCAATCAAAGTTTATACGAAAAATCGTAATGCTTTAGAAAAAATTTATAAGATTAAAAAAGTCAAAGATAAATCTTGGTTAGATTTGCATAATTCGATTGTAGATTTAAACTCAGATTATATTTTTTATGAAGAACGAAATGGAGATGATACAATCATTACTCAAGGAGTAGTATCATCTTATATTGCTAAAGAAATGGGAGATTTAAAATGAAATTAATCGTGTCAAAGGTAAATGATAACGTAGCATCTGTTGAATTAGATAATGGTTTAACTGTGTACGTAGATAATTCGACAGGAAAAAGCATTGTTCATATCATTGGTGATAATAGTAAAGGTCATCCTAATGTTCTAGGTGAAGATGCATCATGTGAGTTTAAATTAATTGATGGTGTAATTTGTGAAAATAGTTTTCCATCAAATGTTGAAATTAAGAATTTGACCAAAATTTTAAAGGGAGTTGAATAAATGATTGATAAATGTCAAAAAAATATTGATACAATCTTAAACTCTTCAGATGAAAGAAAAGCTGAGATCATTCTTGAACTTCTTAACAGAGATCACGAACTTTTAGAGATTGTTAAAACTGTTGATGAGAAACGAGATAAACAAATTAAGTTGTTGAATGAACAAACTAAAATTTTAAAAGAGAAACTTAATATTTTACAGAAAAGGATTAATAATTAAAATGCCAGCAAAAGTCACTGTTTGTTTTGAGTTACCAAATGAGCAACGAGATACTCTGCTAGATTTGGTTAGGAATAGATTGTATCTTCTTGAGAACAGGGAGGTCAACGAATTTGACCAAGATCATTCTGATCATGAGGAGATTATTGAATTGAAAAAAATTGAAAAGACATTAGAACAAGAGTTATAGGGTGGTAGACATAAGTTTTCCATTTCAGGCAAGTAGGTATGTCTTAACTATGAATCACGAATTTAAATTTGCCCTAAAGGTTTATATACTAAATTTATTTTATGTGCAAAAGATCGTGTCTACCTTAATCATTTGCGATCAAATTCATAGATTACCTACATTTACCATAAAAAGGCTCGTTTTAAGAGCCGTCAGAGGGGTAAAAAGATATGTCCGTGTATGTTTATACCCCTGGTTTTTAGTTATTAGGAGTTGATTATGAAAATTAAAAGTACGTTTGTTAGAAATTGGCCACCAAGATTTAAATTAAAATCATGGCAAGATAGAAGAGTTGCAGCGATCAATAGAATTTCAGAGAGAAGAGGGATTGATGCTAATCCCGATAATCCATATTGGGATGAGTATTGTAAAATTATGAGCAGCGAACATTGTGAAAATAAAAAAGAATATAAGGAGAAATACAAGAATGACTAAATTTTCAGATGAGTTCAAAGAAGAGGTCAAAGATTTTTGGCAAGAGAACAAAGGTAAAGTCAAAGGCAAAGAAGTTACTGGTGTTCATATGAAAAGAATGACAGAGAAAAAATTTAGTATGCAAGATGTGGCAGATCATTTTGGTTTGACCATTTCACAAGCTAACCGAATTGTTTATGTTAAAAAGGGAGATTGAAAATGACTTTGGTTAAAAGAATTGATATGGCACTTCATGTGCAAGAATTGTGTGCCAAGAATGGTATTACTGTTAGTTATGTTCCATTAGATGACAGAAGACCTTTTTACTGTGCTAACAGAGTTAGAAACAGTATTACCATTAGACCTACAAAGAACACTGGATACTATGTTTCTGCTTTGCATGAGATTGGTCATTTGATTGGCCCTAATCAAAGTAGCAGGAATGACAGGTTCGAGATGGAAGTAGGTGCATGGAAGTATGCTATGGCTACTGCTATTGTATGGACAGATACTGCTACGAGAGTAATGAAGAAAGCGTTGAAGTCATATGGCATGAAAGAACAACATTGGGATAATATTTATCTTGAATGTGTCAGATATGCAAAATCACAAAACGAACAATTTGTTGGCGATCCTGTTGCCAATGCCTCTTAATATTGCTAAAGGTATAGTTATGGGTGAGGTAATAGCATTTCCTATAGGCAAAAACAAAAAGCTACAGGAAGAGTTGCTTTTTGCACAGAAGTTACGTTGTCCAGAGTGTAATAAACTGAAAGAAGATGATTGGTTTATTACTTATAAGGATGATACGTATATATGTGTGGATTGTAGCTATGAACAAGGTGAAAAATGATTAATCTACTTACCACTTACCAAGTTACGGCGGTAAGTAGATTTGGTGGTAACTTGCTAAGTCATTGTTTTTATTACTTGAATGAGAAAGTGGTTACGGAGGTTACATCTTACTATGGTAAGTTAATTATGGGTGTTAAGTCATTGTTTTTATTGCTACTTACCAACTTACCACGACTTACCCCCTATAGGGGGTATAGGGGGGTGGTAAGTAACCACCACCTCCCCCTATATATTTTCATAGCGAAAAGGAGCTGAAATGGTCAATGTCGCTGAACCATTAACGAAAGAACAAACCAAAGCTGGTTGGAAACGATTAACTGCAAAACAACAGAAATTTCTTGATCTGTTTTTTTATAAGGACTTAACACAGACTGGAGCAGCACGAGAAGCTGGATATAGCAATCCATCTGTAGATGCCGTTAGATTACTGCGTAATCCAGTTATTCAAGAGCGATACCAAGAGATGAGATTAGAAGCTAACGCTAAGTTTGGTGTCACTGTGGAGAAGTCTGTACGTGATCTTTTAAAGATGCGTAATGATGCTTGGCAGAGTGGTCGTATCGGTGAGGCAATTAGGGCTGAGGAGCTGCGTTTAAAGGCGACTGGACTACTTGTTAACAAATCTCACGTAATGCACGAGGATATGAATGGGCTTACTAGGGAGCAAATCGTTGAGAAACTTAACGAATTTAAATCATTAGCGGAAAATAGAATGAAGAATGTAACGCCCAATGAAGATGTTCGGATTGAGATAGTCAATAATAGCGTTGAGGACGCAAATCATACAAAATAACTCCGTTTCGGTGTTTAGACGCTGACTTCGGTCTTCGGACTCGGTGTTTTTCGGACTGATTGGAGCTTCGGACTGCTGATTTGTTCGGATTATCAGACTGATCGGACTGATTGGGCTGGCTCTGCCGTCCAGGTGACAGGACAAATTGTTCGGTTTATTTTCGGACTCCAATAACTCGTACAATTGTTCGGACTATTCGGACTTCGGACTTGACATTCTTCGGATTCGTTGGTAATCGGACTGTATCAACTCGTATTTCCTCCGAGATAAACTGAGCCAGCACATTTGCTGGCTCTTTTTTGTTGGTTGGCGTTGCGGCCAGCGGCCAATAAACTGAACAATTGTTCGGTTTATTCCCGGCCCAACCAGGAACCAGACAAAAAAAAACCAGGCCAAAGCCTGGTTTAATTTTAATCCGAACAATTTTTGTTATGCGTATTGGGTGCTGTCGTCAAAACTGTCCGAGTAGTGTGACCAACCCAACGCATCATAGAGGTGAGCTGGATTTAGGCCAAAATTGTTGTAACCAATCAAGATGCTTGTAAAATAATCTCTTGATGGTGGGAAGATGTCGGTTGTGTTCATTCGATAAGTTAACATTCCGTTGATATATTCCTTTCGATACATCCCACGCTTAACACCTTCATAAATGTCTAAAGTCTTTTCACATTTTTCGGTGATTTCCCACACGCCAACAGGTAACAACGAATCGGAGTCTTTTGTTGGCTCAATGTCTGCAACACCCCTAAATACTAATTTATAGTTAGGAAGGTAGAAACTACCTAGCTGCCGAGCCTTTGGACATCTATATTTCATTTGACCAAGATTCAAATTTGAACCATAAGCCATATATAAATTTTTCAAAATAAAATCCTTTTTTTAATTGACAATAGGCAATATATTGCATATATATAATATATAGTCAATAAAAAAATGGAGAAAA